TGCTGCTCCCGTCACAGTCATCATTGGTGCCAAAGCTTCACAATTGGAAAAGGGCGCTAACAAAGTCTGGGGCGGTTTACCAAAAGACGCAAAGGTAGAGAACCTAGAAGGTGGCTCACAAGGTCTAAAGGGTGCAATGGAATTCTTAGCTATGCTTAAGAAGTCCATGCACGAGATGATTGGTGTTCCTGAGACTGCTCTTGGTCAAGCACAGCCTATCTCTAACACATCAGGTGTTGCGCTATCTATCCAGTTCCAACCTTTGATGAACCGCTATCACCAAAAGATTATTCAGTACGCACACGGCCTAGAGCGCGTTAACGAGCTTATCCTTCGTAGCATTGCTATCAAGGAGCCTGAAGTATTTATATGGGACCCAACAAGAAACGTTAAACTTAAAAAGGGTCAGGTTGACCGTCTAGACCCTAACGACCCTATTACGTATCAAACTTACGTATTCTTCCCACAGCCTCTTCCACTAGACAAGTTGATTGCACTTAACGAAGTCCAGTCAATGCTATCCCTAGGCCTTGAGTCTAAGGAAGGCGCTTTGCGTACTTTGGGTGAAGAGTTCCCAACTGAGAAACTTAATGAGATTCGTCAAGAGCTTCTTGATGACGCTACAGCCGATGGCGCACTTAAGTTGCTACAGACCCAGATTGAACAAGAGATTGCTGAACTTACAGGCACTATGCCTAACCCTGAAACAGGAGGCGCCCCTGGTGCCCCTAGTGCAACTGGAGCTCCTGGAGCCCCAGCAGTACTACCACCAACGATAGATGACGCGCTAGGTGCCGCCAATATGGGCGAAGCAGACCTGCGTAACAAGTTGGTAACTGAAGCTTATGGAACTGTCCTCCCACAGAGGCGAGTACCAGAAGAGTACGAAAAATAAAGGTTTAGCCTGACATTTTTTGTATTTAGAAAGACAATAGAATCAACGTTTGGTCATTTGTGCTCTCACTTCGGAAAACGACCCCTAGAATGTAAAGGATAACTATGGAAACAGCAGAAGTATCTAACGCTGATGCCTTCGCGGCAGAAGCAGGAGTAGTTCCAGTTGTAGCCCAGTCGTCAGACAACGCAGTTGTCGCTGACGCACCTACTACTAAGGCAACTTCTAAGTTTTATACAGAAGATGACTTGGCAAAAGTAAGAAGCCAAGAAAAAGAAAAGCTCTACCCTCAGATTGATAAGTTGAAGGAAGAACTCGACGCCATTAAAAGAGAACGTGAAGCAGAACTTGCTACACGTGCTGCAGAAGCAGAAGCAAAAGCTAAAGCTGAGCAGGAAGCTCTTGAAAGTGACATGGATGTTCGTACTTTGCTTAAGACCAAGGAACAAGAGTGGCAGGAGCAGTTGGAGCGTGAGCGTCAAGAGCGTGAACGTGCCTTTGCTCTTCTGGAACGCGAAAAATCTTTTGCTGACCTACAAACCTACCGCACACAGCGTGTAGAAACAGAACGTGAAGCTATTATTCCTGAACTGCTAGACCTTATCAGTGGTAACACCCCTGATGAAGTTGACGCAAGTATTGCAGGTTTAAAAGAACGTTCAGCAAGAATTCTTGAATCTGCGCAGTCAGCTATGCAGAACGCAAGGAAAGAAATGACGGGGACAAGGGTAACCACGCCCCCGCTCGGACAAATGGACACTAATATGGAGCAACGTAACTTTACGGCCGAGGATATCTCGTCCATGTCGATGAACGATTACGCAAAGTACAGAGAACGTATCATGAGCGACACTGCTCGTGGTAAATCTCGCGGCCTGTTCGGGTAAACCCAACAATCCCAAATTCCAACAAATAAGGAGTCACAAGTAAATGGCATCTGGTATCACGGGTACAGGCAACTTAGCCGCAGCCCCAACAGCATACTCAGGCACTAACACCCAGCTGACTCAAGCGATTCAGACAATCTGGTCCAAGGAAATCTTGTTCCAGGCTATGCCTATCCTTCGCTTTGAGCAGTTTGCAGTCAAGAAGACTGAACTTGGTGTTGCACCTGGTCTACAAATCAACTTCATGCGTTACAACAACCTAGGCTTCGCAAGCGGTCTTGTTGAAGGTGTACGTATGCAGACAAACGCGTTGACTGCACAGCAGTTCTCAATCACAGTATCAGAGCATGGATATGCTCTTGCTGTATCAGAACTTCTTCTTAACGCATCATTCGATGACGTAATGGCATCAGCCTCACGTCTTCTTGGTCGTAACATGGCTATCTACCTAGACCAGCTATCACGCGACACACTATATGCAGCGACTTCAACAATTTATGGTGAAGACCGCTCAGCACTTACAGCAGTTAACAACTGGTACGCAGATGGTACAACCGCTGCTAACCGCGCTGCTATGACAGGTACCTACTACATGACACCTCACACAGTGAAGGATGCAGTAGAGACCCTATCAACCAAGAACATCCCACGCCTCGGCGAAACATACGTTGCGTTTGTTCACCCACACCAGAGCCGTAAGCTCCGTGACAATCCAGAATTTATTGAAGTCACTAAGTACGCTGCTCCAGGTAACTTTATGCTCGGTGAAATCGGTCGTCTATACGACTGCGTATTCATCGAAACCACACAGGTTCTTAAGGTTGCTGGCGGTGCTGGTGCTTCTTACACCACAGACACAACTGTTGCTAACCCAACAGTAACTGCTGGTGGAGGTTACATCACTCCTGCTACAAAGACAGGTAATGGTGGTTCAGACCGCTACGCAGGTATCTTCATTGGAGATAACGCATTCGGTCACGCAATCTCTCTACCAGTTGAACTTCGCGATGGCGGAATTCTTGACTTCGGTCGTGAGCATGCTCTTGCTTGGTACTCAATCTTCGGTCTTGGTCTAATCACTGACCAGTCTGTAATCATTGCAGAAACCAACTAATTAGTTTTACCTAGGGGGCCTGGGCAACCAGGCCCCCACTTTAACAGTTACTAAATCGGAGGATATAAATGGCAAGTAAAGTAAAACCGACGGATGTTACTGGTCGCGTACGTGAAGCGGCTCTAGAAGAAAATCTAGAGGCAATGCAAGAACGCGCATCGGAAATGTCTATGGCTACTGCCGAAGCACAAATCAAGCTTGAAACAGAAGTAGTAGATGCAACCGTACCAAACCGTGCAACAGTTATTGTTGATGACCCAACAGTAATTAGCGAGTCAGAAGACTCAGTTGTAATCCGTGTTATCGAAACAATTGATTCTATGACACTAGGTGCAGGAAACTACTACAGCTTTAAAGCTGGACAGAAGTACAAAGTGTCTCGTCAAGTTGCACAGCATCTTGAGGAAAAAGGTTATCTAGCTGGAGTAATCTAAGCAGTTAACGGATTATCGAGCACTTAATTCGGCGGAGCGGCGGGCATTACTGCCCGCTTCTTCGTTTACATAGTCGTTAAAGGAGTGAATTAAGTGGCCTCAATGGCAGACCTTGTATCGAGAGTTCGTCTTGAACTTGGAGACTTACCTAAAGAATTTACCTTCACCGCTGATGGTGACGGTGTATTAAAAGATTTTTATTTAAACACTAAGCCTGTTGACCCATACACACTTTATGTCGCAGTTATTGACGACGTGGTCCCAGCACCCTTTGGTTATAAATTAGAAAAAGACCAAGGCATTATTCACTTTAAAGACCCCCTTATTGTTGGGGCAAAACTAGTTGTTAACGGAACTGGTTACAGATACTTTACAGATAGCGACATTGAGCGCTTTATTAATACTGCCGTAGAGCAGCACGTGTACGAAAGAACAGATAACTTTGGCAGCGCAATAAACCTTAAGATGATTCCTGGAGTTGAGGAATACCCAATTGCTATCCTTGCAACTATTGAAGCCTTGTGGGCTTTAGCTACTGATGCGTCCTTTGATATTAATATCACCGCGCCTGATGGCGTAGTGATTCCCCGTTCACAGCGCTATGCACAGCTGACTAACACAATTCAGCAACGCTGGGAACAGTACCGTCAGCTGTGCGCTGCTCTTAATATAGGCCTATGGCGTATACAGGTTGGCACTCTTCGTCGTACTAGCCGTCACACTAATAAATTTGTACCTATATACAAGGGCCAAGAGATTGATGATGCTAGAAAACCAGAGCGTATGTATCTTCCTGTAGACCCAATGGGGTATGAGCCTGTGCCTACAACAGCTGAGGTTTATGACATTGTTATGTACCAAGGCGACACATTTGAGCAAATTGTTGACTTTGCATTTAATATTACGGGTCTTACATGGAAAGCAGAGATTCGCACCTACCCTAATTCACCATCTAAATATGCCACTCTAGATGTTACAATTTTAGATGCTGCACAAGGAAGGCTTAAGTTGTCGCTAGTAAGTGATAAAACTAAATATCTTCCTGTTCGTGCGTTCTGGGATTTGCAGGCAACTAAAGTTTCAGACCCTACATGGGAAAAAACGTACTTGAGAGGTCAAGTATTTGTAACTCAACAGGTAACGGTGGACTAAAGTGGCAGATGAGATTATTGTCGTAGGCCCTGATAACAGCGATTGGTATCCAGGCGTAACTGGCCCTACCAGTGCAACGGGACCAACCGTACCTGTTGGTGTAACTGGCCCTACTGGACAACGCGGACCTACAGGTCCTGCTGGCGCAACAGGCGCAACAGGAGCCGCTGGTTTAACAGGCCCATCTGTAACAGGTCCAACTGGTCCTACAGGACGAACAGGCGCAACAGGTCCTACAGGTATTGCTGGAAGCGCTGGACCCGCTGGTGCCACAGGTCCTCAAGGTTATTCTGGTGTTCAAGGAGCAACAGGTCCTACAGGTGCACCTGGTCAAGGTTTAAATATTCTTGGCGAGTACCCAACACTTAATGATTTAACAACAGCAAACCCAACTGGTAGTGCTGGTCAAGCTTATCTTCTTGCTAACGGCAATTTAATTATTTGGAGCGGCGGTCAGTGGACTAACGTTGGAAACCTTGAAGGTCCAACTGGTGCTACTGGCGGTTCTGGTCCTACAGGACCACGTGGTCAACAAGGTCTTCAAGGTATTAATGGACCACAAGGTGCACAAGGTGACACTGGTCCTGTTGGTCCTACTGGCGCAACTGGTCCGCAAGGTCCGCAAGGTATTCAAGGAACACAGGGTCTTCAAGGCTTTGCTGGTCTTCAAGGTGTAACAGGTCCACAAGGTTTATCAATTACTGGTCCTACTGGTGCTACTGGTGCAACAGGCGCTGCATCGACAGTAATCGGTCCTACTGGTGCTGTAGGTGCTACTGGAGCTACTGGAGCAACTGGTGCTACTGGTGCTGCATCAACAGTGATTGGACCTACAGGTGCGACTGGTGCACAAGGAAATCTTGGACCTACAGGTCCACAAGGAAACATTGGTGCTACTGGTCCAACAGGTGCGGCATCTACTATTGCTGGACCAACGGGTCCAACAGGAACTACACGCCCTGTAACAAGTGTTACTTTTACTAATCAAGGTGTTTGGAGTTCACTTGGAACTTACGTTCTATATGACGGCGTAAGTTATGGAAGCGAAATCTGGGTATTAACTAACCCAGCACAATTTACAGTTGGTGGAATACCAAGTGATAACGGAACTGGTTGGGCTCTTTATGTAAAGGGTGCTACTGGTGCTACAGGCCCTACAGGTTCTGCAGGTTTCCCTGGTGCTGTTGGTCCAACAGGTGCTCAAGGTCCACAAGGTACTCAAGGTGTTGCTGGTACAGCAGGTTCTACAGGTACTCCTGGAACAACTGGTGCGCAGGGACCTACGGGTGCTACTGGTCCTGCTGGTTCTGGAATTTTTATTCTTGGAAGTTATGGCTCACTTGCTGCACTTCAAACTGCTCAACCTGTTGGAGCAACAGGTGACGGTTATCTTGTTAACGGTGTTCTATTTGTATGGGCTGGCTCTGCATGGGCAAGTGCTGGAGCAATCCAAGGTCCAACAGGTTCTCAAGGCGGCATAGGTCCAACAGGTTCACAAGGTCCTCAAGGAAATATTGGCCCTACTGGTGCACAAGGTATTCAAGGTATTCAAGGTGTTCAAGGTCCGACTGGTGCAACTGGTTTAACTGGTTTAACTGGTGCAACTGGAGCGCAGGGTATCCAAGGTGTTACTGGTCCAACAGGTCCTCAAGGTATCCAAGGTGTAACAGGACCTACTGGTATCCAAGGTCGCGGTTTAGGTATTCTTGGTTCCTTCAACTCTTTTGCGGAACTTAACGCAGCATTTCCAACTGCAGCAACTGGTGACGCATATCTTATTCAGGGTCAACTTTATGTTTGGCAAGGCAGCGCTTATGTAAACGCTGGTTTTGTTCAAGGACCTACAGGACCTACTGGTACCACAGGTATAACTGGTGCCACAGGCCCTACTGGAGCAGCATCTACTGTTGCTGGTCCTACTGGAGCTACTGGTCCACTTCCATTTACAGTTATTGGAACTTGGCAGCAAGGTCTTTCTTATCAAGTTGGTCAAGCAGTTTTCTACGACACCCCAACTTTAAAGGGAACATACGTTCGTAGAAACAGCGCATCAACTGCTGGAATCACTCCTCTTGAAGACACAGCAAACTGGCAAGCAATTGTTGCTGCAACTATTGGTGTTACAGGACCAACTGGGCCACAAGGTTTAACAGGTTTAACTGGTATTCAAGGACCTACGGGTATTCAAGGTCCAACTGGCCCAACAGGAAATCAAGGTTTACTAGGTCCAACAGGCCCTACAGGCACTACACTATTGAACGTAGATGGTGGCAGCGCCGATACCAATTATGGCGGGGTTATAACTATCGACGGAGGAGACGTGAGCGGTAACTAATGGCAATTAAATTACAATTACGTCGTGCTACGGCGTTACAGTGGTCAACTACTAATCCCCTTCTTTCAGAAGGTGAACTTGGTCTTGAACTTGACACTGGAAGATTTAAAGTTGGCAACGGTACACAGCTTTGGAGTGCGCTAGTATATGCCAGTGGTATTCAAGGACCAACAGGGCCTGCAGGCTCTAATGGTGTTGCGGGACCAACTGGTGCTGCGGGTTCAAACGGTGCTGCGGGACCTACAGGACTTCGTGGACCAACAGGTACACCAGGACCAGCTGGAGATGGTGGACGTGGTGAACAACTAGTTATGGATGCTCAACTAGAACTTGGCATCTTTTTTCCTCGTTATTCACAGACACGAACCACTACAATTACTCAGACCGTTATCCAACCGATTACGTTAATTTAGGAAGGTAATATTTAATGGCACGTAATATTGCGCCCGAGGATTATGTATTTAATCCAACGACAAAGACAATTACTATTGAGCGCTACATTAAGAAAATTCATTTCTTCCTTATTGTTAACGCAACAACTAACCAGGTTCTTTTCAACTTTTCAGACCCAAATACAACAGCAACAGTAACCTACATTTACCCAGACAACAGCATCTCAAACCCTTATGGTCAACCAGACTATAAAACTGTTATTCAGCTAAATGCATCTCTTAGCACAACAGGCATGTCTGCAACGGACAACCTACAGATTGTTGTAGATGACGAACACCAAAAGGTAGACTTTAGCGACGTTATGCTTGACGGAGCTCAGAAGCTTCGTGTCTCAGAACCACAATCTCTTATGGATACAGACTTTGAATACTCTGTACAGCCATCTAAGTGGGAAGCACTATTCTTACATAATAACTACCCATCATTCTTCCCTAAGGCAACTGGCGGTAACGCAATTGACCTTGTAACAATGGTTGGCGATGGAGCTCGTCCACGCTCAGTAATCACTGTTACCACAGCACTACCACACTCTTTATCTGCTGGTCAGGTAGTATCGGTTCAAGAGACTCTTAATTTTCTTGCAGAAGGAACTTCTCTTGTAACAACAGTGCCTACTACAACCTCCTTTACCTATACTGCTCGCGGAATTGTTTCTGGAGATATTTTATCTGGAACATTGACAAACGTATACGGTGGAGACATCTTTGATGGTGCTCATATCCCAGGTGGAAACGCACCTATCGGTGGAGTTTCAAATACTAAATCTTTTAGAGCAACAACTGATGGTGCCGCGCCTATTTCAAAGGTGACCGTAACATTTGACAACCCACACGGTGTTTACCCAGGTTCCCTAATTGTGGTTTCTGGAACTAACAGCTTTGATGGTAACTGGTCAGTGACAGACGTACCAACAACACGTACTTTGTCTTTTCAACTAGACCGTCAACAGTCTGCTGTAACAGTTCCGCAGACTGCGTTAATTTTAACTAAGAGCGATGGTTATATCGTTCACCGACCATATGATGGTGGTGTTTCTCTTACAACAGCGACTAACACTATGGGTAACCAGGTTATTCGTCAGACTCGCCGTTACTTCCGTTATCAGTCAGGTAAGGGTATTCAGTTCTCAACTGGTGGTCAGTTAACTCCAGTATTTGACGTAGAACAGATGTACTTAAATGGCGGCACTATAGGCTCAGGAATTATTACAGTAAGAACTGTACAAGACCACGGTTTACAGGCTGGAGTAGGTATCCAGGTTGAAGGTGTTACAACTCGCGCAGAGTACAACCCATACAACGGTAACTTTGTTGTCTCACGCATCATTGACGTTAACACATTTGAGTACACAACTAATCTAACTAGCGCTGTCTCTTTAGTTGACCAAAACCCAGCAGGAGTTAACGTCTATGTACACGCTCGTACTTGGTACGGAGCTGTTACTCGTGCAGGTTTGTATGACGACCAAAACGGTTTCTTCTTTGAATATGATGGACAAAAAGCGTTTGTTTGTCGCCGTCACTCTGAAAAAGAAGGCATTGGTCGTATTAACGTAACAGCTGATTCTTCATTTGTTACTGGTGTTAATACTCAATTCCGTAAGCAATTAGTAGTTGGAAATACAATTGTTATTAAGGGTGCAACATATAAAGTTGTACAAATTAACTCTGCTACTTCTTTAAACATCGCACCTGCTTACAAAGGCCCTAACGGTATTAGAACTCGTTACTTAATTACTCAAACAGAACGATTCCCACAAGAAGAGTGGAACTTGGACCGATTTGACGGTACAGGCTCATCGGGTTATCAGTTGGATATGGGACGCATGCAGATGCTCTATATCGACTACACCTGGTACGGTGCTGGTGCTATCCGCTTTGGTATGCGTACCGTAAGTGGTCGCATTAACTGGTGTCATCGTATTGCCAATAACAACGTTAACAACGCTGCGTACCAACGTTCAGGTAACTTACCTGCTCGCTATGAAGTTTCTAATGACCCATCACTCTTCTCAAAGATGTTAGCTGGTGGAGCTGCAGGAACAATCGGCGCACAGCTTGGTCCAAACGATACAGTGCTGTGGGTTGAGAACACTCAATACTGGCCACCTGCAGGTTACCTATTAGTACGTGATGATACTAACGTAGAAATTATGCGTTACTCATCTGTAGGAGCATATGACCCTGTAAAGAAGTGCGCTCCTATCTTTATTGCGGAACGTCGTGCATCTGTTACACAAGTTTACCCAGATGTACCCTTCCAGTTTGCTGGAACTAAATCACCAGTAACATTTGTACCTGACTCCTCTTACACAGGCGTTGGTGGAAATGCTCAGGTTGCGGTTCAGTCTATTACTCAGAACTGTGCACCTATTATTAGCCACTGGGGTTCTTCTGTAATCATGGATGGTAAGTTTGATGATGATACAAGCTTTATCTTCACTGGTGGTATGACTAAGCTTCTTAACGTGCCAGCTGGTATTACTCGTCCACTAATTGCAGTACGTCTTGCTCCATCTGTAGATAACGCTATTGCTCGTAACTATGGTATTCGTGAACTTGCTAACCGCATGCAGTTAAAGATGAACTCTATTGGAGTTTCAACTAACGGACAGTTCCGTATTGACGGAATCCTAAACCCAGGAAGAATTGAATATACTAACTGGACTCCTGCTCAGTTGACTACTACACGTTCTTCAGTAACAGGTACCTCAGGAACGCTAAATATTACAGTAAATGACGCAACAGGTACTAACGGACTTGTTCCTGGTATGTTGGTATCAGGTTCTGGTATTGGAACTGCGGCTACTATTGCTTCAGTCGCTGCTAACCGTATTACTCTTTCTGTTCCGAATACTGGAACAGTCTCTGGAGGTATTACTTTTACACCTCGTCAAGGATTTACAGGTATTCCTAATGACTGGACTCGTGACCTTGTAGGTTCTGGTTCTCTTGCTCAGATTATCTACTTTGATAACTCAGGCCCTGGAGCTGGTGGAGTTCAGACATCATCTGGTCTAATCACAGGTGGTGACTCTGTAGCATCCTTCTTCTCTGAAAACGGTGGTGGTGCTTCTAACTACAATATTTCCAACTACGACCTTACAAAGATTCGTGACCTTGGAAACTCAATCCTTGGAGGAAACGGAAACGTTTCTACCCCAGGGTACCCTAATGGCCCAGATATCCTGGTCTTGACTGCAACCAACATTGGTTCTTCAGCAGCCAATATCTCAGCTCGTATCTCATGGACAGAGGCTCAGGCATAATGTTCAAAGTTTACAATGACCTCGTATTTAAAACTGATACACTTTTAATAGCCTCGAAAGGTAGGTAAAAACATGCCAGATTACAGCTCCCTTAGTACCCAGATTACCGCTGTTAAAGAAGAAATTACAGCAAGCCTTGCCGCTGCTACTTATACAGCGCAAGACCTAATCTATGTGACTAAGTCACTAGAAACCCTAGGCACCCTACTAGGTGTTAATGACATTGTTGCTGCAACCGCTGACCGCGTAACAGTAATCAATACTGCTGGTACAACCCAAACTGGGCTTGTTAACTCTGCAGGTACAACACAGGTTGCAGCAGTTAACGCTGCTGGAAACACCAAGGTCGCTGCTATTCAAGCAGAGTCCGCTAATCTAACCACACTAGCTTATATAGGAGTACTAGCATAATGCCAACAACAGTAACACGATTTAAAGCGGGTACAGCTGGTACCTCTGATGCTTCTCCATATGCAGTTCCAGCTTCAAACACTGCTATTATTACTAACATCATTCTTTCAAATAAGACTGGCGCTACCCGTACGGTAACCATTCTTACTGGAGGAGTTTCATTTTGCACGGGTTTACAGGTACCAGCAAACGGTACTGTAAATTTTGACGTTCGCACAGTTTTAAACGCCGCAGAAACCATTGCAGTAACAGCTGACGTAGCAGCCAGCGTTGATGTTTTAGTTTCAGGTGTATTGATTTCCTAAACAGATAAAGGACAGGTATATAAATGGCTATTTCCTCAAGTAAAGAATTTATCGTATTTCCAAACGATAACTCTGGTCGCGTATATGTTAAAGAACAGGCCTTTACAGCCAGTGGTACCTGGACAGCACCTGCTGGTGTAACAAGCGCCCAGGTTATCCTAGTTGGCGGAGGCGGCGGCGGTGGTGGCGGTTCTCAAAACGTCGCAGGCGGCGGTGGCGGCGGTGGAAGCGTTGTTGTTCGCAACATTGACGTATCACCACTAACTACATACGCAGTTAGCATTGGTGCAGGTGGACAAGGCGGTCTTGGAGCTCAAAACGCTGCAGCCGATGTTACTAGCACACTCCCAGGCGGTAACGGTACTCCAACCTCATTTGGAACTATCACTGTTGCTAACCTATTAACAAATACAGATTTTGACTACAACGTACTAGGTTGGGACGGCGACGTATACTTCAAGTCCGCAACTGGTGTATCAGGCGCTTCCGCAATTACTGTGTACCCAAATGCTAACGGTATAACTGTTGGTCAATATGTAACAGGTGCAAACATTATTGCTAACGCAGTTGTAGTATCTATTACAGGTAACATTGTTACCCTTTCAGGTGCTAACAGCGGTACTGTTTCAACAATTGTACGCTTTGACACAGGTAACACAATCCTACGTCCAGCCACAGTATTCTTTAACAACATCTCTACAGCTGGCTCAGATGTTCTATCTAACCCACAGACTAACAACACTGCAGGTTCACCATACTTTACTAACCTATCTAACAACCTTTTGCAGCCAAACGTTGCACAGTTGGAAGACGCAACTGTTATCACAAATAACAATATCCGTCAGTTTGGTACTGCTCTAGCTACATTTAACATCACTAACGCAGGTGTTCCAGCAAAGCTTGCTGAAATGACTGGTGGATACTCAAAGACAGCTACAGCTCCTTTGACATCTCTAGTTCTAACACTTAACAATACTTTAAACGTATTCCCAGGTATGTTTGTAACTGGTGCTGCATTTGTAACAGGAACAGTAGTAAACAGCGTTGATAGCCCAACTCAGATTACTATTTCAAACGCTACAACTCAGGCACTTAACGGCACAACAATTGAAATTTCATACACTGGTGCACGTGGTATTAACGGCCTTATTTGCAGCACTGGTGGTTCTACCTCAGGTGGTTCGCCTACATGGGTGAGCTTCTCAAGCTTGAACTCAACAACTACCTCTAACGGTTTAACTACCTCAGCAGGTTCACAGGGTATTCCTTATATCCCAGGCCAGACATATACACTTTCTATGTATATTTCTACAAACGTAGATATAAGCTCAAGCACACCTATTCGCTTTGGTATCCGTTCAACAGGCGCTTCATTTAACGCTCAGTCAAATGCTCGTTACAGCACCTCTGGAACAACATCTGGAGATACAGGCTCAATTGACGCTGGTCAGGCAAACGGATTCTTCTATCGTGAGGTTACTCCATCAACCTTGACTGGTTTTGGTGGCACTTTTGCAACAACAGCAACTGCTTCTAGCGGTTCTACAACAATGACTGTTGCAGATGCTTCAGGTATTTTGCAAGGTATGGCTGTAACAGGTTCTGGTATTCAGGCAAGCACAGTTGTGTCTGCTATTGCTGGAACTCTTGTTACTTTGACTCTTGCTACTAACGCACCTATTTCAGGTGGCGCTGTAACATTTGCTAACCCAGCAACTGTTCAGATGCTTGGAGCTAACAGCACACCAACTCAAACAGGGTGGCGTCGTCTTTCAGCTACATTCACCACACCTGCAATTGCTTCTACTCTTGCTAATAGTCAGTATGCGTGGGGCTCAACACCTCAGTTTATTTACCCATCGATTCTATTCCAGCAGGGTACTACTAACCACTGGATTGACAACATTCAGCTAGAAGCTGGAAACGCTACTACAACATGGCGCCCACCTACATACCGTGAAGCGGCTTCACTTTTGGTTACTTCAAACCAGGCTACAAACGGTAACCTTGAAACGGCTCACCGCTTTGTCAAGGCAACACCAAGTGTGCAGTATTCAGGTTCAGCGTTTGTTGTTGACACTGGTACCAATAACTTCTACCGTCCAGTACGTGGATACCTTGAGTTCTTTGACAGAGATTACAACTCAATTATCCGTACAGAGGGTTCAAACGTTTACCTACCAATCAACGGTGTTGCTTCACTAACACAGCAGATGCCAGCAGTTACCTACCCAGTACGTGTGGGCGTAACTGTTACAGCTCCTGTTAACGCAGCATTTGTTAAGTTTGGTATCACAAAGATTGCAGCAGCAACTACTGCAACTCTTGGACAAATTGAATACCACGTTATTGCTCCGCAACTTGAAGTTGCTGCAGCACCTACAACCTACAAGGAAGTAGATAACGTAACATATTTCTACGCTGGACAGCCAGGTATTACACCTGTTGTAACAGCAGCAACTCTATCCGCAGAAGGCGGTGGAGGTGGAGGTACCTGGAACTCTAACAACCCAGTGTGGTTGTATGGTCTAGAAGGTGGCAACAACGGTGGTCACGCAGCTAACAACTCATCAGGTGCTATGACACTTGCTGGCGGCGGCGGCGGTTCCCTAACTGTTGGTGGTAACGCACTTACCTTTACACCAGCTTTCTCTACATCACCATCATCTGGTTGGAACACTACTGCTGGTTCATCACAGCAAACATGGCCAATGCGCGGAAACTTAGGTGGCGCAGCTTCATGGAACTCAGGAACTGGTAACACAGTAATTCCTGGTTGGGGCGGCGACGGCGGACAAGGTCAACTTATAAGCAGCATTAACAGCAGCTCACCAATAGGTATTGCACTTGGTGGAGGAGGCGGTGGCGCTGGTTGGACTACTGGTTCACAGCTTCAGACATCTCCAGGTCGCGGCAATGGCGGCGGCGGTAAGGGCGGCGGAACATGGCTTGTTAACGCAGCTGGCGCAGCTTCTGCTGACTACTACGCACGTGGTCTTGATGCAGTTGCTAACTCTGGCGCAGGCGGTGGCGGTGGTGGTTCTAACTGGGGTAACGCTCCAGAAGTAATGCTTAACCACAACTCTGCAAACGCAGCAGTTAACTACGAAGCAATCTCATCTGACTACTTTAAGTGGACACCTATCTATAACGCAACAACCACTATTTCAGCGCAGGCTGGCTTCTATGGTTCAAACGTTCTACGTACAACCATCCAAGATGTTGGTAACGCAAAGGTGACAACTACATGGCAGACATTCCCAATCTTGCCACGTATCCCACTATTCTTCTCAGGTGTGGCTGCACGTCTAACAACTGCTCCAGCTGGTGTAACTAGCCCGCAATTCACAGGTACTCCAAAGCGTGTACGTCCAACAGTTCGCTGGAAGAACGACCGCAACCAGGTAATTCGTGAAGACCGTCCAGAATACAATATTCAGTTCTCTGGCGTTAACACAATCACTTACCTAGGAGCAACAGGCGCTACATCAGGTAACTGGCAGACACTTATGGCCCCTGCAGATGCATCATACTTTGATGTATGCTGGGAGCTCTTGTACTTCGATGCAGGCGATGTTATCGACCTCGACTTCGGCGGTTGCCAGTACCATGGCTACCAGTCATTTGGTGGTAACGGTGCAGACGGCTACGCACTAGTACGCTGGTTTGACAAGGCAGTTCTCTAAGGAGTAACTAATGGCAAAATACGCATTAATTGATGGCAACGAGGTTAACCAAGTAATCGTTGCTGCAAATGAAGAAGGCTTGGGAGTTTTAGGTGATTTGTTTCCAGCAATTGAAATATCTCACCTAACTCCACAACCTTCTAAAGGTTGGACCTATGAGGGTGGAATCTTCTACCCACCTCGTCTACAGGCGTCTGCAAAGGCTCTGTGGGATGGAACAAACTTTACTAATTCAGAAATTATCGATGCTGAGGTTGTAGAAGAAACCTTAGCTATCGAAGAGAAACCCTCTACAAGAAAGAAGAAGTAAATGGCTATTAGCTCACAACCTACAGTACTTACTCAGTCTAATGATGCTTACATCAACGTTGGAGTAACTGGCCGTTTGCAGACATTCTCTGCTTCTACAGGAACAGTTCCAATCAACCCTACTAACGGCTCATTCATCCGTATTGCTAACCCAGTCGGAGCGGTGACAGTTAACTTTACTGGTATCCCAGCTGGTTATGGAACATCATGGCAGGTAGAAGTTGCATCACGTGGTTCTAACGCAGTCGCATTTAACAACATTGTTTGGGATGGTGGCTCAGCGCCAACTATCGCATCTGGAACAAATAAGACCGTTCTTGAGTTTTACTCATGGGACGGTGGAACAAACGTCTACGGTGCTGTTAAGTTCGCAACCCTAGCTTAATAAAGTATAGATTAGCTCCCCGCCGTCCTTAGGGACTGGCGGGGCTTTTCTTTTTGGGAGTACAATAAGTACATGAAAATCGCCGTCTACACCATTGCTTTAAATGAAGAACAGTTTGTACAACGCTGGTACGACTCCTGCAAAGAGGCCGACTACTTACTAATAGCTGATACTGGCTCAGTAGACAAGACTGTAGCAAAAGCTAAGAAGTTGGGTATCAACGTTCACGTTATCAGCATACGCCCCTGGCGTTTCGATGACGCACGTAATGCAGCGCTAGCCTTATTGCCTGATGATATTGATTACTGCATCTCTCTAGATATGGATGAGATGCTAGCTCCTGGATGGCGTGAGGAGATGGAGAAGGCACCAGCGTGGGCAACTCGTATTAGATACGACTACACATGGAATTTTAATCCAAACGGCACACCTGGTCTTACATTTGGTGGGGATAAGATTCACGCACGTCACGGATACCGTTGGGTTCACCCAGTACATGAGTGCTTGTATGCGGACCGCCTTGAAGAAAAAGAATACTGGAGCAAGCTTGGTCTATGGCATAAAGCTGACGACACTAAGTCTCGCGGTCAATATCTCCCACTCCTTAAACTATCTGTAGAAGAGGACCCGTACAACGACCGCAACGCTTACTACTACGCCCGCGAACTTTTCTTTCACGGTCAGCTAGAAGAAGCTAAAGTTCAGTTTGAACGTCACCTATCTTTACCTAAAGCTACGTGGAGGGCCGAACGCGCATCTTCTATGCGATACATTGCTAAGTGCTCTACTGATGAAGAAGAGAAACTTAAGTGATGGAAGA